AAAAGATGGATAAATGATTTAAATGATATTTGGAACTCAGGGTTATAAACTTTTTGTTAATAACTTTTAATTCCTTATATTAGTGAGATGAAAAAACTCACAGAATCTAATAAGAAACTAGCTAGAGCTTATTTAAATAAATGTAGGGAGAAAAATATGGATGAGTATAATCCATTAGAAAACCAAGACATTAAAGATTTAGATTTTGCACCTGCAACTAGAATCCAAAACATCTATGACCATATAGATGCCACAGTTTCTTTCACTACTGAAATTGTAGAAACCCATATAGACACAGACATAAAAGATAGGAAAAGCATAAAAAGAGGTCAGCCAAAAAATGATGAGTATTTATGGCTTGAGCTTCAGAATGATTATGGATTCAAAGGGTGGGTTTATGGAAAAGCACATTACATAGCATTTAAACAAGAAAAGGAATGGCTATTTGTGTGGAGAGAGGATCTGGTTAAATTAGTAAAAGAGAAAGTTCAAAAAGTATTTGACAATCATTTTCCTCTTTATAAACTAAAAAACAGATTTAGAAGTCAGGATATAACTACTCTTATAAAAAGAGAGGATATAGATGCAATTATAATACCAAGAAAACTTAAATAAAAAATTATGAAACATGACCACAATGCTTTTGAAAATCAAATCTTTAATCATTTTAGAGAAAGAGCAAAACAAATTAACAGAGCAATAGAACTCTTATTAGAACACAATTATATAGTTGTGGATTTAGAGGGTCAAATTTTACACAAATCAAATGGAAAAAAAACACAGACAGTACAGGAGCAATCAGGGGAGGTCTCCACAGAGAATGAGTAAATCATATAAATTATTTGGATGGTCTATTTTAGGTTTATTAATCTCTGTACTAATAATGATATTTAAAAAATGATTTTACTTATAGATGCAGACAGTTTAATCTTTGCTAGTTGCTATAGATCCAAGAATGATATTAACTATGAATTATATCCTGATAATTTTTATATTAATATTGAGGACAGCATAAACAAATTCAATGAGCAATACATGAAAATAATAAATGATCTTGAAGAAATATATACCATTGATTCTATTGTAACTTTTAATGGGTCAAAAGGAAATTTCAGAAAACAGATTACACCTAAATACAAAGCAAATAGAAAAAAACAATTTCTTCCTCCATTACTTCATCCAATGCACCAATATGTTAAGGATAATTATGACAGCAAATATTGCTATGGAAAAGAAACTGATGATCTGGTTGCTGCATATTGGAAAAGATTAACTGATGAATTTGGGAGAGATGAGGTAATGATAGTCAGCATAGATAAAGATTATAAGCAATTTCCTGCCTTAATATATAATTACCATTACAAACATAAGGTCATATTAAATATAAGCGAACAAGAAGCTCTATATAACTTTTATGAACAATGTATAGTTGGTGATACAGCAGACAATGTAAACTACTTTAAAGGCAAAGGAAAAAAGTTTGCTGAAAAATATTTTATAAATTGCACAACTAAATATCAGTACACTAAAAAATTGTATGAATTATTTATAAAAGAATATAGAGGAAAAGCTAAATTGAAATATATTGAATGTTTTCACCTATTAAAATTAAGAACATGAAAATATTAAATTTATATGCTTTTTTAGGGGGTAACAGATACAAATGGGGAGATGAACATGAGATTACTGCAGTTGAATGGGATGAAGAACTTGCAAGATTATACCAAGAAAGATTCCCAAATGACAAAGTTATAGTTGCAGATGCTCATCAATACTTATTAGAAAATTATAAAGAATTTGATTTTATATGGTCATCACCTCCATGTCCTACTCATAGTAGATTAAACTTTTCTTTTAAAGGGAGATTTGATTTAAAATATCCTGACATGGCATTATATCAAGAAATAATTTTTTTAGATAATTTTTTTGATGGTAAATATGTTGTAGAAAATGTAATTCCATATTATGATTTATTAATTCCTGCAAAAAAAAGAGGTAGGCATTTATATTGGACTAATTTTAATTTACCATCATCTTTAAGTGAAGTTAAAAATCCAGATTTCACAAGATTAAATAAAGACCACATAAAAGTAATGAGTGAATATCATGATTATGATTTTACTAAATACACAGGAAAACAACCAAGAAAAAAAATTGCTAATAACTTAGTATATTATGAGGATGGAAAAATAATATTAGAAACTGCATTAGGAATTATGCACAAAAAAGATGTTACACAAACAGAATTGTTTAATTAAATTAAGAACATGAAAGAAAATTTAAAACCAATTCAGATTGCAAATAAAATTATAAAAGAATCTGGAGTTAATATATTTGAAAATAACAGAAGAAAAAATCAAATTGAATTTAGATCTTTACTTTGTCATTTATTAAGAGAAAAACTAAACATGAGATGGACTAATATTGCTAACTTTTTTAAAGAAAACAATAAACCAATGGATCATGCAACTTGTATTTATTCAGCTAAAAATTATGAGATGTATAAAAAGACAAATAAAAAATTAGATGAAATTGAAAATCTTTTTTCTTTTAGCAGTAATATAAATATTGACCAAATAGACAGAGTTCACTATTTAGAAAATAAATGTAGATTATTGGAAAATAAACTTGACAAAAAAGTAAATGGTAAATTAGCCAACTTAATATCTAGCATTCCTGAAACCAAAGAAACTGAAGCTGTAGAAAGAATTGGAATAATGATTAAGGGTTGGAAATGGAAAAAACAAATTTAAAATTCGTTATACTAATATGACAAAAAGTGACACCCTAAAAAAGAACATGATAAAGGCATTAGAAAAAAACCTTTGCATTGTAACAAGTGCCTGTAAAAGTGTGGGCATATCTCGTTGGACACATTATAGATGGATGAAAGAAGATGAGAAATATGCTGAAGAAGTAAATGATCTAGAAAATGTAATATTAGATTTTGCTGAATCACAACTCCATAAACAAATGGAAGATGGCTCTGTTCCTGCTACTATATTTTTATTGAAAACAAGAGGTAAAAAAAGAGGATATATAGAAAGACAAGAAATCACAGGAGCTGATGGAATGCCTACTAGCTTTCAAATAGAAATAATTGATAAAACAGAAGATGCTGACAAAGGCAAAGATTCAAACTAATGTAGTATATAAACATTGTGTAAACAGTAAAGCTAAAATCTTAGTTGAGCAGGGAGGAACTAGATCTGGCAAAACCTATAATATTCTGCTTTGGATTATATTCAAATATTGCACTCATAACACAGGCAAGATTATCACTATTTGCAGAAAGACATTTCCAAGTTTAAGAGCAACAGTTCTTAGAGATTTCTTACACATACTTAGACAGCATCAAATCTATAGAGAGGAACATCACAACAAATCTAATTCAGAATATAACCTGTTTGGAAATTTAGTTGAGCATACTTCTTTAGATCAATCACAAAAAATTAGAGGAAGAAAAAGAGACCTCTTGTTTATTAATGAAGCTAATGAATTACATTGGGAGGATTGGCAACAGTTAATATTCAGAACTCAGGAAAGAATAATAATTGACTTTAATCCATCAGATGAATATCATTGGATTTATGACAAAGTAATTCCAAGAGAGGATTGTGAGTTTTATAAAACCACATATTTAGACAACCCTTTTTTAGAGCAATCAATTAAAACTGAGATTGAAAGATTAAAAGAAACAGATGAGCAGTATTGGCAAATCTATGGATTAGGAGAGAGGTCAAGTTCTAGAAGAACTATCTTTAGATATGCTGAGGTTAATGAAGTTCCCTTAGATGCAAAGCTAGTGGCTTATGGAATGGATTTTGGATATACCAATGACCCTACAACATTAGTATCTGTTTATACCTTAGAACACAATCTTTATATTCATGAGCATTTATATAGAACTCAAATGACTACAAATGATATTCATCAGTTTTTAAGATCTGAGAATTTACAATCAAATCCAATTTATGCTGATTCTGCAGAGCCAAGATTAATTTCAGAACTTAGAAAGATGGGTCATAATATTCATGGAAGTATAAAAGGCAGAGATTCTGTTAATGCAGGAATAGACCTTTTAAAAAGATATAAGATTCACATCACAAGTAAATCTAATAATGCAATTCAGGAGTTTAGGAATTATAAATGGAAAGAAGATAAATCAGGAAAGCTCATAAACATTGCAGAAGATCTCCACAATCATATAATTGACCCATGTCGCTATGCTACTTATTCTATATTATCAAGACCTAACTTTGGAAAATATGCTATTCAATAAAGATACTTATTAAATATTTTGTTTATAACTAAATAAGTGTTATATTTGAGTATAATTGCAATGAAGCAGTTATTTAAACAAAACAAAACAGATGGCAAAATTTATTCCAAGTTCAAAAAAAGGTAAAGACACAATGGCTTATATACAAATGTTACTTGATACAGGTTATAAGGGTAATATTATTGAAGCAACAACTTTATTTAGAGAAAGATGGGAAGAAAATCAATTACCAGAGGGAATAGAAATAACAAGTAATTCATTTGGTTTACCAGAAATAAAAATAAAATAATAACAATGGGAGTGTAACAGCTCCCTTTTTAATTTAATACTATGAGAACACAAGCAGATGACTTAAGGTCAGATATTAAAAAATTAGAATTAGCTTTATATTATACTTCAGATCCTAAAAAGTTTAAGGAAATTGAAAACAAGATATTTGAAGCTAAAAGCATTTTAACTAACATACACTAATGGATAAAATACAGAACTTAGAAGATTTAAAATATTACAGCAATATGCTGCTCACTACAGGACTTGTAAAAAAGTGGAAAGAATTAAAACCTGATAATGTAGAACTAAAGAAAATTTCTGCAGCATTAGTTGAGATTACTCTTTATGTTATTAAACTTCAGGAAGATCTTGGAAATCATAAAATAGCAATGTCTGATTATAGGTATAAAAAAAATAAAGCATTATTAGAACTAAAAGAATTAAAAGAAAAAAACAAGACCTATGAAATATAGTTTTATTTATGAGTATGAGGAATATGTTTTTGAGGTTTTTTATATTTATGAAAAAGCAACATTTACAGGAGATTGGATGCAACCACCAGATCCAGACAAAATAGAGTATTATGAAATTAGATTACTTTCATATACAACAGAAGATGGCAAAGAATTGTTCTGTAAACAAAATCCTGATGTCCAACATATATTGTCAGGTGTTATAATTCAATCAATAGAAGATGCCATGATGGAAGATGTTGAAAAAAATGAATACCATTTATAAATATTAATTTGTGGTTTGGTTAGGAGGGTTAAATGTCTAAGGATGTTTCCCTCCTTTTTTTTTTAGAAAAATTTGCCTTAACTTTCGTTATATAAGTATAACAATATGAAAGCAAGATTAAATATTCCTAATAAACTCTCTGAAATAACTCTTAGAAAGTATCAAAAATTTGTAAAACTTAATGTTGAAGATGTTGATGAAAGGTTTCTTCAGGTTAAAATGATTGAGATATTTTGTGAAGTTAGTCATGAGAATGTTCTTAAAATAAAGTTTGCAGATGCAGACAAAGTGACTGCTATTTTAGGTGAGATGTTTACACAAAAACCTCAGCTAGTAACTAAGTTTAGTTTAAATGGAATTGAATATGGATTCATTCCTGAATTAGATGAAATCAGTTTTGGAGAATACATAGATCTTGACACTTATTTAGGTGATTGGGAAAATATCCACACAGCAATGAATGTCTTATACAGACCAATTAAAAGCAAAAAAGGAAACAGGTATGTAATTAAAGATTATGATGTAAGCACTAAAGACAATTTATTAGATATGCCTTTAGATGCAGTAATTTCTTCAGTTTTTTTTTTCTATCATTTAGGAAAAGACTTGTCAGTAGTTATGAATCGCTTTTTGGAGAGGGAGCTGAGCAAGATACCCTCTCATCAGGAGCAGGATTTAATGCTAAATGGGGATGGTATCAAGCAATTTTCACACTCTCTAAAGGGGATATTAGAAGATTTGAAAATATCACTAAATTAAAAGCACATGAATGTTTGCTGATGTTAGAATACATGAAAGAAAAAAATGAACTAGAAGCAAGTAAAATAAAAAAGAAATTTAAAAGATGAGCAATCAGGGAATAAGAGGTTTTTACCAATTAACAGAAACTATTAAAAATTCATTATTAGATAATGTTGATGTGAACACAGTAACCACAGGAAATCTAAGTAATGTCAATTTACAAAAACAAAACATTTTTCCTCTAAGTCATATTATCATAAATACTGTTGTTGATTCTGAGCAAACATTAACATTTAACATTTCCATATTGTCTATGGATATTGTAAGCAGAAGCAAACAGGAAACAACCCACATCTTTGAGGGTAACAACAATGAACAAGATGTCTTAAACACTCAATTAGCTGTCTTAAACAAGCTAATAATGGTTTTAAGAAAGGGAGATTTACACAGAGACAAATATCAATTAGTAGGTGATCCAACTTGTGAGCCATTTTATGACAGGTTTGAAAATGAATTAGCAGGATGGACAGCAACAATGGACATTGTAATTTATAATGACATAACAATCTGCTAATGGAATACAAAGAAGTCAAAGAAGCATTAGAAAAGTTTGGTCAGGCAGTCATTGATTCAGCTAAAATAAACCTCCAAAAAAAAGACATGGCAGGTGGGAGTTTATATAACTCTCTTAAAAGTGATTTAACAGTTGAGCAAAATGCTTTTCTTTTAGATTTCTTAATGCAAGATTATGGGATGTTTCAGGATGCAGGGGTGTGGGGTGCAAAACCAAGTTTAGCAACAACCAAAAAATATAAAGGAAAACAAAAAGGAAGATCTACAAATTCAATCTTTACAGGAGCAAATGGAATTAAAAATAAGTTTTCTTATAAGACCAAAATGCCACCCATGCAACCATTAATGGAATGGGCAAAAAGAAAGAACATTAGATTTAGAAATGAGAAAGGTCAATTTCAAAAAGGAAATTACAGAACAATAGGATTCTGGTTACAAAAAAGAATCTTTGCTCAGGGATTAAAACCAACCTTATTTTTCTCAAAAGCATTTAGAAAAGAATTTAAAAAACTACCTAGTGAATTATTAGAAGCATTTAAAATAGATGTGGAAAGACAATTACTATTAGGAATAAAACAATAGACAATGGCAAACATAGTATTAAGAAGTCCACAATATAAATCATTCACATCTCATGCTAATGCAAATAGTGCTAAGATGACAATCACTATTGGTGGCACATTAAGATATACAATTATAAAACAATGTTCAGGAAGTCAAGTAGTAACTTTTGAGATAGCAGAATTAAGCAGAGATTATATTGATATTACTTATAGTGCAACACCAACAAGTCCAACAATTTCAATTATTACAGCTCTAAGTTCTTATGCTTCTACAGATGGAAGTGGGTCAGCTTTAAATTCAAGTGCTTTTTCTGATATTGGGTTTGATGGTTATGGCACATTTATGGAGGGGTCAAATCCTACTGTAGTTCCATCAATACCAACATGGTTAATTGATTTTGATCCTGATTTTACAACAACTTCAAATAAGTTTTATGTTTATTATCCTACAGGTTATCAGGGTTATGTACCATTAATAAAATCTACAAGTTCTGTTGAATATTATAAATTTGGGTCAACTGATACAACAGTAACAGGAACTGCTGCAGGAATCCAATTAAATATTGTGAGAGTAAATTGCACAAAATATGGTAATGGTCATAAAGTTAGATTTGTAAATAAATATGGTGTAATTCAAGAATTATGGTTTTTCTTAAAAGACACAGAAACCACAAACAGAAAACAAGAAACCTATCAAAGAAATATTATAAATGCTTCAGGTGTTTATAGTAATTCAGTTGCAGCAGTAACTCCTTTTAATACAACAGCAAAACAATCATTTACATTAAGCTCTGGTTATTATCCTGAATGGTATAATTTAGTATTTGAGCAATTATTATTGTCTGAACAAATATGGATTTCAGATGATTCTCAAACCAATCCTAATAATGATGTGGTCAAACCTGTAACAGTTAAGACATCTACATTTAAGAAAAAAACATCTGTAAATGACAGATTAATAGAATACAGTTTTGAGTTTGAATTGGCTGCAGATTATATTAACAATGTTAGATAATGCAAAAACTACAATTATATATACAAGACACAAGAGTAGATTTATTTAAAGATGAATCAGTTTCTATAACTCAAAGCATTCAAAATGTTAGAGATATTGCAAAGATATTTACTGAGTTTAGCAAAACATTTACTTTACCTGCTTCAAAAACAAATAATCTAATTTTTAAACATTATTATAATTTTAATATTGCTGTAAATAATTTTGATGCAAGAAATAAAGTTCCTGCAAATATTGAATTAAATAATATTCCATTTAAAAAAGGAACAATAAGATTAGAGGGAACTGAATTAAAAAACAACAGAATATATGCTTATAAGGTTACATTTTTTGGTGAAACTGTAAACCTCAAAGATTTATTAGAAGATGATGAGCTTCAAGATTTAGATGGATTAAACACATTAAAATTAGATTATACTGATACAAATATAAAAGCAAATCTTATAGGAAACTTAGATGCTTTAATAACTCCATTAATTACTCACACAGATCAGCTTTATTATGATTCAGGAACAACAGGAAATGGAAATGTTAGATGGGTAAACTCTAGCTCTAACAATCAGGTTTATTGGAAACAATTAAAATTTGCAGTAAGATTATATGAAATTATCCAAGCTATAGAAAGTAGATATACAATAGCAAATGGTTTTCCAAGTAATCTTGTTTTTTCAACTGACTTTTTTAATACAAGCAATCCATCATTTTATAATCTTTATATGTGGCTTCACAGAAAAAAAGGAGATGTAGAAGCTGCTAGACAAATAAGTTTACAATATAGACAAGTTCCATCTTTTACTTTACAGGCAGGATCAGATGCAGAAACCTCTCAGCAAAATGGAGGAATTATAATTATAGGAGATTTGGTTACATATCCTAATAACATATTAGGTCATACACTTAGTTTTTTCCCAGACAATGCAAGTACAGCTTACAATATTCAGGTTTATAGAAATGGAAGTTTATATTTTCAACAAACTAATATTCAGGGAAATCAACCATTTACAGAAAACAATTTTACTTTGACAGCAGGAACATACACAATTTTTATTGCTTCTGCTACTAGCTTAACATTTGCAAGTCAATATGGTGTAAGGTGGGAAATAAATGGATATTTTGGTGGTGAGGGTGCAGGAGGTCAACCAATAGGTGGATGGACTGATGAATGGAGAAATTCATCTGCATTAACAACAACAACCACATTTGAATTTGTTATAACTCAGCAAATCCCTAAAATGAAAATAATTGATTTTCTTACAGCTTTGTTTAAGATGTTTAATTTAACAGCTTTTGTTAATGACACAGGAACTATTGTAGTAAAGACCTTAGACAGTTATTATAGCACAGGAAAAGGAGTTTTATCAGGAACAGAAGCATGGGCATTAGATAAATACATAGATAGTTCAACAAGTCAAATAAATGTTGCTTTGCCTTTTAAAGAAATTGGATTTCAATATAAAGGACTAAAAACATTTTTAGCAGTTCAGTTTGAGCAGTTAGAAAATACAGGATGGGGGTCAATATCTTACACATTAGACAATGCAAAATATGATGCACCAAATGAAACATACAAAGTTGAAGTTCCTTTTGAACACATGCAATATCAAAGATTAGTAGATGCTACAGGAGGTGGCTCTACAGACATTCAATGGGGATGGTCTGTAAATGAAAACAGGGAAGCATTTCATGGTTTGCCTTTAATATTTTATGGTTTTAAAGAATCAAGTGGAACATCAATTTCTTTTGGAAATGACAATGGAACAAAATCACAATTAACAAATTATATAATTCCATCAAATAGCTTAGACATAGTTGCAGCTACATCTAAAATAAACATTCATTTTCAAAATGAAACAAATGAATATACAGACAATACAGATTTTGATAAAACATTATTTAAGGAATATTATGAAACTTATATAAGTCATGTATTTAATAATGACAGAAGATTAACAAAAGTAAAGGCATATTTGCCATTAAAGATTATTTATAATTTAGAATTAAATGACAGAGTAAGTATTGGAAATCAAGAATATATTATTAACTCATTAACAACAAATTTAATTAATGGCAAAAGTGATATTGAACTTTTAAATGTAGTATTATGATAAAAATAATATTAGCAGCTTTAAAAATAGCTCAGGGAGAAACTAACAATATTAAGATTGCTCAGGGCAAAAATAAACTACCCACAACAATAAGAGAGGGATGGAAACAATTTAAAACAGAAATAAGATGGAAAAAATAGAATTTGAATTAGTAGCTGACACTCAACAGTCAAATAAAAATATTGAAAATGTCAATAAAAGCATTGTTGATCTGAATAAAAATTTATCAGCAACAGAAAAAGATGCAAAGGCAGGAATGGAAGCACTAGATAAAGGAGCAAAAGATGCAGGAAAATCTTCTTTTAGTTTAGGTAAAACATTAAAAACTGCATTTGCTGTTGGTGGAATTGTAGGAATAGCTGTGAAATTATTTGATAAATTCAAAGAGGTCTTAGGAGAAAATCAAAAAGTTGTGGATTTATTTGCTGTTGCTACTGAAGCAGTATCACTTGTTTTAAATGACTTAGTAAACTTGTTGGTTGGAAATATTGATAAAGTAAAACAATTCATGGATTCATTATTTAAAGATCCATTAGGTACAATAAAAGAGTTTGCCATAAGTTTTAAACAGGGTTTTTTAGATAGGTTAAATCAAGCATTAGAGGTTTTAGGATTTTTAGGATCAGCCATTAAAAAAGTTTTTTCAGGTGATTTTGCAGGTGCTATGGCAGATGTTAAAGAAGCAGGAAAACAATCAGTTGATGTTTTTACAGGTGTTGATGAAAGTTTTGACAAAGTTGCAGAATCAGTTTCTAATTACACAAAAGAAGTTATTAAAACAGCAGCAGCAAATGTTGACTTGGCAAATAGTGCTGAATTAGCAGCAGCTAGAAATCAGGGTTTATTAGAACAATTTGATTTTGAAAATGAAAAACTAAGACAAATAAGAGATGAAGAAAGGAATAGTGTTGAGGATAGAATAAAAGCTAATAATGATTTAAGAGACAACCTAGCTAAACAACAAAAATTAATGTTAGAAAATGCTCAGATTTCTCTTGATGCTGCCAATGCTCAACTTGCAAAAGA